GTATTAATAGGGCCGGGCACTCGTGTCATCTTCATCACTGTTCTAGTGGTATGATGTTAGTCGTTGAACCTTCTCATAATCCCTTATGAGCTTGGATGCTGATTGTCTCGAAAGATGTCCCAGCAGTTCACCCGGTTTTAATTGGGCCTAAATCAAATTAACCCAAAACGCATTTCAGTTGCTGATGGAGTTGTCCACATAGTATTGATTCCTTTTTAAAAAGTTATATTAAAGAACCAGGTCAACAGAGAGTATTTCTACAAAGTCTGCCTTGAGATTTAACAAACAATTTCTATTTGTTAAAGGTATTTTATACTACTTGACAGCTAAAAGCAATAGAGAAAATCATTAAATTGTTCTAGACTATTTTATTAGTCCTACCTTGTATACAGTTTTGCCATTTTCTTTCATAGCAGTTAAAGCTCTTTTACGGTTGCTACCATCTGTTTTGTGACTTACATGAACCCAACCAGAGTCATCAATACCTGGAGTATAAAACTCCAATATTACTTGGTCGAAGTCGAGGTTGTCTACAATATACTGAGCCAGGTCTGCATTGGCGACACCAGGACACTCTATGTCGGCAGCTTCACCGTGACAGTGTTGTGATTTAGATGAACCGCCTACTGCTTTGTTAAGTTCTGGACCACGATATCCTGAATTGATTGTTGTTACGCCAAAATGGTCTCTGACCTTTTGCACAACATTATCGAATAAGGCTTTTGCATTTTCTAGATGACCATCATCTGGAGTATTATCAATGTCCATTCGAATTGCTGTTTGGCTTTTAGTAAATTCTTGTAGTGTAAAGTTTTCAGATAGTTTCAATTTTATTCTCCCATTGCTTTAACCTTGCGGTTGCTTGTTCGAACGCCAGTAGCAAGTGCATCAACGATTGCGTTTTTAAAGACGTAATCTTTTGTGCCAGTCATACCACTTGACATTGTTTTAAATTGTTTGTGTAACTTGAAACTTGGACCAGTTTTTTTATGAGCCTTTTTTCTATAATCTATATCTGCCATCATATATCTCCAATGTTAAAAAAGTGGGAGTTTAGGAACTCCCACCATTCATTTACGTTTACCTGTTTTACTTTCATTTAATAGTTCTGGCTTAAATAAATTAAGCGATTCGTCACTAATTTCAATATTGCGAGGTTTCTTATGTTCAGGAATTACATTCTCTAAACCTATTCGTAAGATGCCATCTGTATATTCGGCACCACGAACTTCCACCGTATCAGCAATTTTGACTGTTTTGGTAAAAGAACGAAGACCAATACCTCGATGTAAATATTCAATATCTGATAAATCTACATTTTTGGATTGTTCGTCTTTATTGCCCTTAATTATCAAATGGCCATCATCAACCGTAATATCAATCTCAGACTTATTATATCCAGCCACAGCGAGTTCTACCACATAATGGTATTCATCGACTTTAACGATGTTGTGAGGTGGAAATGAGGTTTGAGTATTGTTGTTAGGTGTTGATGCTAGCATCTGTTCAACTTCACCGAATAGTTGTTCGAATCCAAGTGTAGAGTTATATAGAGGGCTAAATGAAAAGCGTTGACTTAATGTCATGTTGTTTCTCCTTGTTAAGCGAGTTTCAAAAAGATGACCCCGAAGGCATCATCAAAGTGACAGTTTTAAACTGGTCTGCCAACCAGATTCTTATTTATAACCTTTTGGTTATATTATTCATGCTCCATAGGTTTTTTGCCTATATTATATTTTGCAATTAATTCCCAATCATCTTTTTCTTTATATGAGATAATCTTTATTTGATGTAGAGGTGCCACATTATCTTCTAATGGTTTTGGATTTAGAATTTTAACTAAAGCCCATTCCTCTAATAATTTTGCTATTGCATTTCTTCTTTGTATATCATTCTCAGATATATTGGATGGTTTTCCATCCAGTCCAAACAATTCCTTGAAATGTACAATATAATATCTACCTTGCTTGTGTAATATATGACAAGATTGATATAGAATCTTTTCTTTACGAGAAGATACACCTATTCGTGTGAGTGTCTCACGAACTTTTAAAAAGTCATCTTGATGATTAAGAGTGACCTCAATGAAATCGTTTAAATCTACCATACATTTATCCCTTCTTACCTAAACCGCCAGTGTTGGCTGAATTGGCTAATTCTTCTAGTTGCGTTTTCGTGAGGGTTGAGAGGACTTCTCTCGCTTTGGAATTTGAGATATTATAGACCTGTTTGATACATTCTATATTTGCAATCTTCTCAGTTTTCACCCACTTAGCAAACGGCCTTTTGCTCTTTCTAACTATATTTAGTAAAAAGTCATTCTGCAACCTAGATTCTAGGTGATGATGTTGATTCATCTCGTTGGCATAAAATATACAGTCTTTATGGTAGGATAAAGTCCGATTAATTAAGAATGGTTTATAACCAAGTTCAGTTATATCATCAACAATTAATTGTTTGCCGCCGTATAATATTTGGTTTGAGTAATCGAATGGGCTACTCATTATTTAAATTCGCAGTTAGCCATCAATTCAGTTAAACATGCAACTAAATTAATTTCTGAATCAGCTACAAAAGCATTCTTGTATTGATAGTCTGCAATAATTAATACTGCTTGAGGTATCGATTCTTTCTTCATCATATCATAAAGAGCTTCATAAACTTGTCTGAACACCGTATTAGAATCTATGTCAGTAGTTGCAACCCATTTACGAATTGAATTAAAGTTCTTCTCTTTTAGATATTGTGTAATCTGGTCAATTTGAACATTACCAATATGAGCCAAAATGCCAGTATCAATCTTACCAAATTGTGAGTATCTTTGTAACTCATTAATTACTCTTCTGAAATCAGGGAAATGTTTCTTAATCAATTCAGCAATTACAGCTTTCTCGAATTCAACTTTTTCTGTTACCAGAACTGATTCGATTCTCTGCATAAACTGAGTTGCCATTTGAGACTTCTCATTTCCTTTAAGAGAGAATTCAACACCAGCACATCTAGAATGTAATGGTTCAATAATACGATTCTTATAATTACAAGTAAATATGAATGAACAGTTTCCTGCAAATTCTTCTATTGCATTACGAAGAGCGGGTTGAGTTGAGTTTGGATTTAGATAGTCTGCTTCATCCATGATAATAACTTTTCTGCCACCAACAAGTGACATCGAAGAAGCATAGTTCTTGATTTTAGTTCTGAATGTATCAATACCACTTTCATCAGAACCATTAATGACTAGATAGTCACAACCAATTTCTTCACACATAGCTTTTGCAACAGTTGTTTTACCAACACCTGCACCACCAGATAAAAGAAGATTGGGAATACTTTTCTGATTGACATACTCTTGAAAAGGTTTCTTTAACCTTTCAGGTAATATACAATCTGCAATTGTTACTGGCCTATACTTTTCCGTCCATAATAAATGTTCCATTATTCACACACTCCATAATATAATATAATAAATTAAGATTCAAACTTAGAACCTTGTTCAGTTGTCACCCAATATTGTAAATCAATATCTTTGTTTTTGAAATGCGAAATACCTTTTGATGAAATATTTACATCATAGCTACCTGGTAATAGTTTAGATAAGTTTTCTGTTTTGAAAATCATTTTATAAACTTTAGTATCGCCGTCAGCAATTTCAAGAGTGTTTGTATGTGAAGAATCGTTAGAAGTATCTAGAGTAGCAAGACTAATTTTCGTGCCATTAGATTCAACTGCGATTTGTGGAGAAGATAGAACTGCAGCTGTTCTCATGATATCACTAAAATCATCGGCTGATAAAGATATTGATATTTCTGGTTCAGGCATTACAAGTTCTTTTTCTGGAGGAGTAACAATCATTGTTGGTTCACAAAAACGATATTTTGTTTTTGAACGACCTTTGTTACTAACAATAATTACATTTTTATCTTCAAATTCAAATGTCGGGTCAGTGCCTAACGAGATGACGGATAAAAAGTTGTTGAGGTCATAAACGCCAAATTCTGCAGGAACTTCTTCAGCAATATTCACTTGTGCTAGAATATTCTTATGAGAAGATACAGTCTTTAATGTCTTACCTGCTTTAAATAAAATACCTTGGTTGATTGCACCAAAGTTTTTCAATATCGATAATGTTTCATTCGAAAGTTTCATAATATAGTTTCACCTTATAATAATAAATTTTGTTTCTTTTCACTTACTTTAACATCCTACTACAAATATTCATAGAAAAGAGGTAAACTTTATTTGTTTTCCTCATTTTAATGAATTCATCTGTTCAATTCTTTCTAGTCTAATTTTCTCGAAGGCTATCTTTTTTTCTTCTGGAGTTAAGCTGTCATAGTCTACTTCTGTAGTATATTCAGATTTTGGTTTTTCACATAAGAAGTTACAACTTATCTTATATATTATTTGATACCATATTGTAAAAAAGAGTATGATACAGAACCAAAGTATTATCTTATTGAAATAATATCTCACTATCTTGCCATGAAAATATCATTATCCAACATTCTAAGAACTTCAGTTTCTAGTTCAGCAATAGTGCCATTGTTTTCAATTGTATAATCAATATGACATCCAACCCAATCAAATTCAGAGGAATGAATTTTAAGTTCTTGCATCCTCATGCAGGCCATTGACCAACGATAGTTTTTCTTAGGACCTTTATTCAC